TGCCAAAACCAATCCAGAACTACTTGATGCTCAAGATCAGCTATGGATCAAATCCATTGAAGAGGCCACTGAAAGAACCAGCAATGGTTATGTGATGATGAAAGTAGCTGGTGGTTACACTGCTGACGGAGTACCCAATGGTATGTTCAGCGAGGGCGAACTACTATGGCACAGCAATGAATCGGGTACATTGACTTTCACTCCCAGTGTGTCGTTGCTGGGCTGGAAGAACATGGTGGGCTCATCAACTGGCTTTGTTCAAACCGCCGACTACTATGAAAACATCTCCAATAGTTTTCGCAGTGAACTTGATGACATGATTGTGATCCATCGGTTCATACCCAACAAGATTGGGCCAGGCATACCCAAGTCACAAGATGACCTGTTGGGCATAAACATGGTGCCTGAAAACAACAAAGAAGTTCCGCTGGTAATAACCAGTCCTGGCGGCATACGTGGAGTACATTACAGCATCAACACCGCCTGGCAAATCAAAGGCATGAGTTTACCTGACAGTCACATACTGTTTGAGAGAATCAACAAAGAATTGTTTAATGAATCAAATATCTACGATCACTGGTATCAGCAAGACAACGACTTGTTGTTATTTGATAACACAATAACTCTACATCGCAGAATTGGTTACATTGATGGACGTGTGGCGTTGAGAAATCCACATGACTTCACCAATCTTCAAACTGGCCCTTGGCTACCTTACGCTGATAAACCAAAATATCAAAGACAGTACAACAGAGAGATCAGAAAAATTGTGCGTCAACTTGGCATCACTGATTTTAAACTTCCACCAACCAGCTTGTTAGAAATCCTAGGGGTTTGACATGACGCCGGTGCATTTGAGTTGGAAAGAGGGAGATACTCATATCACTCATGCCGACATCTACAGTTGGACCGTGGAAATGTTTGGATTGCCTGGCGAACGATTTACGTTTCATCCCACAAGTCGCGCCATGGAGTTTGAATTTACGGATTCCGATGATGCTTTGTTATTTGCTTTGAGATTCAGTGAGCGAGTGATTACAAATGAAACCTATTAAACTTACCCCTCGACAGTGGCGTATAATACGTGAGCACATGATCGAAGAGTACCGGGCCACTCCCAGTGTAATAATGATGCGCAGCAAGATGCGCGAAGTCCTGGGATTTACACCGCGAGAACACACTGAGTATACCGACCATCCGGAATTTCTCCTTGAGGTAAGAGGTCAAAGACCTTATTCTGTTGAGAGAAACATCATGCTTGATTTTTATAGCGAACCCATGCGCACAATGTTTTTGTTGAAATACTCACACCTAATCAATGACAAATAAATGATAATTTACGTAAATGGCGACAGCCACAGTGCCGCTGCTGAAGCAGTAAACCCACATTGCTTTGCCGAGGACGACCCATTTTTCTGGGGGCTGGGACGTCGCCCACATCCTGAAAACGAACGGGTGAGCTATGGCTGTGAAATAGCCAATGCTCTCTATGCTATACTTTGGTGTGACGCTGAAGCAGCCAGTTCAAATCAACGTATCATGCGAACCACACGCAATTGGATTGCTGAACAAACTCCGCAGGCACTCAAAGACACTGTGATGATCATTCAATGGTCAACGTGGGAACGCGAGGAATGGTTGGACGAAGGTGTGTACTATCAAGTCAATGCATCAGGCATAGATCATGTGCCCGAACATCTACAACAACGTTACCAGCAGTTCATCGCCGATATCAACTGGCAGCAATGCACCGAACAAGCTCATCGGGCGATTTGGGAGTTTCACCAAGAGCTACAGCAGCACAATATACGTCATGTAATGTTCAATGGTAATTCGGATTTTAGCAAAATAACAACACAACTGGACTGGAACAACCATTACCTCGCACCTTATGATCCAACGCAGACCTATAATACTGTGCTAAAAAACAACGGATTTGCTACAGTAAAGCCTGATAGTTGGCATTTTGGTGCTGATGCCCATTGCTTTTGGGCCGAGTATATGCTACAATATGCACGTACTCACAACATAATATAACCATGCGCTACTTACTCATTGATACTGCCAACATGTTCTTTCGTGCCCGACACGTGGCTTTTCGCGCCACCAGTGCCGAAGAAAAAGTAGGCTATGCCCTGCACATCACACTGGCAGCAATCAACAAAGTCCACAAGAAATTCTCTGCGGATCACGTGATATTTGCGCTAGAAGGACGTAGTTGGCGCAAGGACTTCTACGAGCCCTACAAAAAGAACCGTGCTGTGGCCCGTGCTGCTCAGACAGAAAAAGAGCAAGAAGAAGATAAGTTGTTCTGGGAAACCTTTGATACGTTTACTAAATACTTGGGTGAGCAGACCAACTGCTCTGTTATCAGGCATCCTGAAGCCGAAGCTGACGACGTTATTGCTCGCTGGATTGCTTTACATCCCCAAGATCAACATTTTATTGTAAGTTCCGACACAGACTTTGTACAACTTCTAGCACCCAACGTTCAGCAATTTAACGGTATCACCGACGAACTCATTACATTAGAAGGATACTTTGATGCCAAGGGCAAACAAATTGTCGATAAGAAAACCAAAGAACCAAAAACGGTTCCAGATCCTTCGTGGCTTCTCTTCGAAAAATGTATGCGAGGCGATGCGTCGGATAATGTGTTCTCGGCCTATCCAGGCGTTAGGACCAAAGGCACTAAGAGTAAAGTTGGGCTCCAAGAGGCCTATGCGGATCGCCATACAAAAGGCTATGCGTGGAACAATCTAATGTTGCAGCGTTGGACAGATCACAATGGCACCGAACATCGTGTGTTGGATGACTACAATCGCAATGTTGCATTGGTTGACCTTACCGCACAACCTGCGGAGATTAAAACAAAAGTGGATCAGGCCATTGCCCAGCAGATCTCACACCGAGACATTGGGCAAGTAGGTGTACGTTTTATGAAGTTCTGTGGACGTTACGACTTACAAAAGATTTCTGAGTCAGCAGAGCAATATGCTCAATGGCTCAATGCTACATACAAAGGAGCTCTTGATGATAATAGCCAAACCCATAGTACCCAATCAGTATTGGATACTGCGACACAATGATGAAAAAGTAGGTAACATTCAAGCCACTGACACCGGCTTTCAAGTAAAGATCAACAACCAAATACAGAGTTTTAAATCCATGCGCATGATTCGTCAACGTGTGGGCATTGACTTTGAACCTGCAGTCAAAACAGCCAAGCCTGCGCAGGATGAGATCTATGGCTTTCAAACCGGATGTCGTGCCTACAATGGTATTTTTGAAGTACGCAAACAATTACCACTGTTTACCAAAACACGCAAATCAAAGTCATGGTACGCAGCAGGTTGGTATCTTATACAGCAAGGTCGTAATTGGCAAACTGTGCAAAATCCCAAACTCATAACCCTGCAACGCTATCCCTATCGCGGACCGTTTAAGACCAAGGAAGAGGCACAATGAGTTTACACATCAATCGTTTTGTGGATCGTATCAAAGCACATGAGTCACGTGCAGCACGAGATTTTTCAATGCCCATGCAGGATGCCCGAGACCTACATGCCGACATAACCAAGTTATTGGCTCAACTTCAGGAACTACATGAACATGCAACACAAAAATCGGAAACCGTTCAAGTAGAGATCACAGGCGGCTCGTTCTAAAACTGCTTAGATTACGGACTAAATAATAGTGTTATATTATTGGAGACTCCGGTGTCTAGACCCAAACCTCAAGTATTAGTTGAACTTACCAACAAGACCACCTACAAGACCGAGCAGGTGTTAGCGTCTGATGGTATTTGGGCTGTGTTTTTTGACAATGCTCCAATCAATCTCAAGACTTCAAACATGCTGCAGCAATTTCCTGGACCCAAGTATAAAAAAGTAAGTTTCTCAAATCCAGGGCATGCCATTAACTTGGCTCGAAAGCTCAACACGCAATTCAAAACTGACAAATTTTCAGTAGTGTTGCTCACAGCCGGGGAAAGGATTTTCCCTGATGGCACGACGGGCTGAAATCACACGCAAAGTTTTAGCAGTAATTCCTGCTGAACATCAGATCTCATTTGACAATGCCATGCTGCACTGGTGGCAGAATCTACGTGCCGACGGTGGCTTGAGACTCACCGACTCAGGTGTGGTGGCGTTTCGTGATCATGCTGAGTTGGAATGCTATACTCATGAGTTACCAACCAAACAACCTCTCACCAAGTTGATGCTGTTGAAGTTAGATCGCAGTATTACCATGCCCTACTATATTGGGCCAAAACGTACCATTGTGTTTTTTGGGAGTCGCGAAGCAATGATGGCAGCATTGTACGGAGACTTAGCAAAATATATACAAAATCTCAGCACTTGACCAATTATTGGTGGTCTGCTATAATAGCAATATAGTCAAATTAGTTGTTGAAATTGCAACAGGAGAATATGATGCCAGCAGTATTTCTAGTAAGCGATACGCATTTTGGACACGCAGGCGTTTGCCGTTTCATGCGTAACGACGGGGTGACCAAACTGCGCCCTTGGGACAATCCCGAGGACATGGACGAAGAAATGGTCAAGCGTTGGAACGAGCGTGTTCGACCCAACGACAAAGTCTATCACCTGGGAGATGTTGTGATCAATCGCCGAGCTCTTGCTACACTGGCTCGTCTAAATGGTGACAAGGTGTTGATACGTGGTAACCATGATATCTTTCGTGATGACGAATATAGAAAGTACTTTCGTGAACTACGTGCCTACCATGTGATGAACGGAATGATATTGAGTCATATTCCTATCCACACTGATAGTTTGGCAAGATTTGGCACTAACATACACGGACACTTGCATGCCAATCGTGTCATGTCCGAAGCATGGGGCGAGTACAAGATTGATCCCCGCTATCATTGCGTATGTGTGGAGCAAACAGACTTTACACCTATACTGTTTGAAGACGTGATCAAACGTATTGAGGCAGAAGGTGGCACGATAGGTTTTAAAAATGGCAACGGCCCTACTGGACCTACATAATCTGAGGTTGACTTGCTACACAACTTCAAGTAAAATATAGGTTCAGTAGTTAATTTATTGAAAGGAAAAGAAATGTATTTGAAACTTAGAGCAGCAGCAATCACCTTGGGCGTGATCAGCAGTGGGTTGTTAGCAGGATTCTTGTTGAGTTATTTGCCTAACTGGGCAGTGTTGACAATTGCAGTGGCAGTGATTTGTTATTTTGTATATGTCACGGCACTGGCTGGATTGAAGTTTGATGAGAGCATTGAGAAAATGAACTCAAAGCACAATGACAAATAATTTTACAAGGTATCATGAAGCAACAAGATCAGAAACAACCGCAGAAATCTGAGCACGAACTCACTGCCAAGCAATTGGCAGAGTTACTCGAGGCCAAGCTCGAACGTGCTAGATTGATGCAACAAAGTTTTAGACAAGTACGGCAGTTGGTTGACCATTAATGCATTATCATTTAAACTATATTTTTGATGCATCAGTACCAGAGCGGTTTAATGGCTCCGCCTGCAAAGCGGTTGATTCGTAGGTTCAAATCCTACCTGATGCTCCAGATTAAAACGATTGAGTGCGAATCGTCCCGCAAGGGTTCAGCAAGGGTTTGATGCAGTAATATGACTTCGGCATCATGTAATAGTCAGTTCCTTGTTAGCATTAGATCAGATGGTAGGCAACTACCCAATGGTTGTAGGTGACGATGGGCTTTATAGGAACCTTCACTTTTTTATGCACGGTTCGTCTATCGGTTAGGACACATCCCTTTCACGGATGGAAGAGGGGTTCGATTCCCCTACCGTGTGCCAAACGTTCCAGCGTCACTGGATACTCTGACCCAGAGGATGAGAAGTAGTGTGACAACTACGGGTGGTACACTTCAAACCAAAAGTGCGCTGGCAATGCGAGAACGGTCCCGGTCGGGGAGCGGGTGGAGGCTGTAGAAGTATTCCCCTTGAAAGAGGACATGTTTACTGATACAGTATAATTACCGCCGCGGGATGCAGAGCATTTTACTTTTAAAGGAAATATCATGGGCCGTTATATAACTATATCACAAGAAGTTGATGTTGATATTGATATGGAAGACTTTGACACCAGCGAACTAGTTCAAGAACTTGAGCGTCGCGGAGCAGGTGCCACAGACTACGGCGATGGTAAAGACATATTAAGAGCTATCTACGAAAAACGTAGACTAGGCAAAGATTACCAAGCAGATCTAGACCAACTTATCTGGATGGGCCTAGGTAAAACATTATAAGAATAGATGTATGGAGCGTTGGCCGAGTTGGTCGAAGGCACTTTCCTGCTAAGAAAGCATCGGGGCTAAAACTCTGATCGTTGGTTCGAATCCAACACGCTCCGCCAGAGCAATTCCGGTGTAGTATAATGGCAGTGCAACGGTCTCCAAAACCGTGAGTGGCAGTTCGATTCTGTCCACCGGAGCCATTTTTTTAGGAGCATTAAATGAAAAAGTTAAGATTAGTAGTTCCGGTTGTTTTAGTAATACTAGCAGCAATGAACATGGCAATGAATTATATGTCAGGTAACGACAATGCTATGTGGGCAAATTTATCTGCTATGTGCGCCTGGATTATTGTTTCCGGTGATGAGATTACTAAGTTTTTTGAAGAAAAAA